GCTCTCTTGTGTTTTTATCCCATGTGCATTCATATATACTACCTTGATAAATAACTTTATCTCCCTTGTTATACTCTTTGCCTTTTTCCCATTCTAAATAAGTAGGCTTATTTTCTTTTGTGATTTCTTTGTATAAGGCAACTTCTTTATCAGGTGTTTTATTTGCTTGCGAAACATGGTCTATGATTGCTTCATACGGTTTCCCTTTATATTTGAAGCGCTCTCCCTTACGATAAGGAAATTTAAAACCATTCCATGTATCCAACTCATCACATAGGCGTATAACATCCTCTGGACTTGCATGGTTCATTCCAATCAAAAACACGGTTCTTTGTAATTCCATCCTAGATCGTAACTCTGCTAATTCCATTTCTGCTGCTGGAATTTCTTCAAAAGTAAACCTAATAGATACATTATCACTATCAATTACTTTAGTGTCAAAACCTAACATTTTTACAGTTTCAAATTCATAAATTATGTTTCCATTCCCAATACTATAATCTATGATCTTAGCATGCGAAACATTGTTTTGGCTCATTAAAATAGCCGTATCATAGACTTTGTTTAATGGAATTATCATTTCAAAACTATCTTTTTGATATGAGTTGATTTTAAAATTTCCACCATCTTTTAATTTAATTTCCATTTTTACCTCACTTTCTTATTCTATTCTTTTCCAAAAGTTCACTGCATAGTAAGGTGGTGCCATATTAGCAGCTGCCGTTTGACCGACTACAGCGGTAAAGTGGTTCCAGCCACCAATTCCTATATTAGTGCCGGCAACTACATACGTTGCGTTACCTAAAGCGCCTATATTTGTATCATTTACAGCTCGGTAACCGATAACAGCTGGACTATTGTTGGTTGCACCAATAGCCGCAGCAAGGTTACCATTTCTCCCATCTAGATTACCATGAGAGTGAGTGAAACTGCCACCCTGTGACTTAATAGGTGTATTTTTGCTTGCACCAATTAAGAATCTATCCTCAATCTTTTCCCATTTACCACCAAGAATGATGTTTGGATCGTAGTCCTTATTCTCATTCATCAGAATAGAACCGACTGGATAAAAGAAATCTATCAAACGCTTTGTTTTGAAGTAGTAATCATCAGCGACAATAGATCCGTTAATACACACTTCTTTTTCTAACACAGACATGACAGGTTTACTCGCACCCAATGAGTACTCAACAGTTATTTTCTGCCCAAATACATCTGTAACAGTAACTGCATACTTGTATGCATTTTTTGGACCAGCACCATTGATTGCTTTTGATGTATTCCATTTGTTGCCGTTATATGCTGGTGTTGCATCACCTGTAGCCGCTCCGCTGATAGCGATTGTAATCGCATTGGTCGTATTCCCGATCGTGCCATTATAGTAGATACCATCTGCTGCCAATGTCGCATTACTGGACGTCTGTGTGGTTCTCTGTACAACTACGTTCAATATGTTTGGTGGTGAGTACGCTTTAAAAGTACCTTTTGCTTCCCACTTGCCATCAGTATTTCTGCTATCAGTTGCTAATACCATATAGTCCGCATTCGTCAGATTTGTAATGGTTGCTTCCCCAGTGTACGCCCCGCTTGCCTGTTTAGTAACCGTAATGGTTGTACTTCTGCCGCCAACGTATGCTTTGACTGCCTTGATGTCCGCCCAGTTTTTCGGTGTAACTGTAACACTAATCTTCTTTTTACCTATAATTGCTACCGTTTCAAGCGCGCCAACATTCCTGCCGATGATTCCCACTTCCGTTACGGTCACCTGCACGTCCGGAGCAGAGATAAAATTGTACGAATGCGAATATGTATTTGACGTGCCTATCTTCATTGCATAATCGCTTGTATAGGTTTCAAGCACTACGTTATAAGTCAATGTACCATGCGTATTAACAAACTCACGTACTATGTTCTTCTCAGATTCACTAAATGTAACACTTGCACTACTTTCATATCCCTGTATCGTTTTTAGAGTTTTACCACCATCGATTTTGATAGCCAACTTCTCCCTAAAAGAACCGCTCTTGCGATTATATGTCACTCTGATCGTGTCGTCCCAGTTATTTCCAAAGGTTATTCCTGTAACTTCACTTGCACGTGGAATCGTCGTTAACGCGACATATCCGCCTGCATTGACGGAAGTGCTTTCCGGCATCCAGTTTAGCGCCGATTCTTTGACCCACTCAATACCACCATACCCCAGCAACGCACCGTCGCCGTTGTGTGTGACAGTAATGCTACCTGATAAATTTATAGTCTGGTATCCAGCAAGTTGTGTTACTACTGTATCTGCGCTCAAGTACACTTTACCTTGTCTATTATCGCACCAGTATAGTCTGATCACACCATGTCCGTTGCCGTACGTGTCAAAAAGCATAGGGCTGTAAGGGTTATAAATATACCCGCTCATGTGTATCGCTGAAGTGTTGTTCGTAACATTAGCACTATCTTCATACCATTCAACGTGGATGTTCATACGACCTCTGCCCGCTGGCGGAATGACTTGCAAATCACCTGTATATGCCATGACTATTCACCCCCGATCCAGTACCAATCGGTACTCGCTACCATCTTGCCTGTTGTTATTTCCTTATGTTTGCCACGTTGTATCAGATGTGCGCCCATCTGAACATCACCCGTTACCTTTAATGCTTGCATGGTCGCAGCATTGGCCGTAAATGATGCGACTTCTTTTCCAGCCACAAAGATATGTTGACCGTCAGCGGCCATCAAAGTTTCTGTATCACCATGCGCAATGTTTTTCCAGCGCGTCCCATCCGGTGTATTCTCAATCAGACTTGTGATCTTCTCTACGCCATTTTCGATATCAGTGAATCTTGTAGCAACGTTCCCATTAGCAACTTCAAAGTCTGTCTTTGTCACATATTCGTTTTTGATACGTTGCGTTTCATCTGCTATCCGGTTATCAATCAATGTCTGTGCATTCTGAACTACAAGATTGATTTTTCCGTTAGTATCTGAAATATTTGTCGATAGAGTTTGAATGGTCGTAAACATTTTATTGATCTGATCGTTACGCCATTCAGTGCTATATTCTACTGAACCGTCAGAATAGGAAAGTTTGTGACGACTCCACATATATTTTCCGATTACCATGTCTGGCTCTGTATCAGACCATTCACCATTCTCAACATTCTCTGCAGATGTCGATAAATAGTATTGCGTACTTTGATGCATTTTGCGTGGTCTTTTTTCAACTAAGTAAAACGATGTAGAGCTACCATCTGAATAGGTATGTGTCACCATAGTCCAGATATACTCTTTCGAGAAAGTCGGTTTTGTATCCAGCCATTCTCCTGCAGGTGTATTATTACCATCATCGCTTAATTGATATTTCTGTGCAGTTGATATGATTTTTAACTGTACGGCGTCCTTACCGTTTTTTGTAAAACCAATTGTTAGTTCATAAGACCCAACAACCACTTCATTTACACCAATTGCATCAAAACGTATGATTGTTTTACCGGATACCGTTAATTCGATATTTGGGCCATCTTTGACGTACGTACCATCTCGATAAATCATGATGCGGTATTTATCAGTAACATCAGTCTGTCCATCAAGTAACCTTGCTGTCAGAGTGGTTTTTTTATTTTCATCAGACTCGTTAAAAATGGTGCCGTTCGATGACGACACCAGTATTGCTATATTTTTATTAGCATCAATGAGAGCCTGTACTTGTTTTAAAACGTCATTACTGATTTTCGCACTTATTTCAGTAAAGTTATCGAATACGGTTTTACTGTTGCGTACATCAGTCGTACAGATTTGCTGCTCAATGATACGAGCACGAATATACTGCACGCTGTTAAATTCTTTATCTTCAATCGTGTAGGTATCGCCGATTTCACCGTCAACATATCCATCAATCGTATAACTTACCTTTGGCGTACAATTCTTTTTTAGTTCGGCTAATGCATTGCCATACAGTGCCTCAACTGTTGCATAATCTGTACTCCAACTTTTAACGATATACTTTGCATGCATACTCTTAAGATGGTTCGGAAAACTGTTCATTGCCGTCTGTGCGTAAATGATGTTACTGCCCGTAGGCTTTATAAACGTGTTTCCTGAACCATCCTTTTCAGTTTTTTCAGCCATACCTATAAGATTCAATCCGTCTTTTCCGGTTGGGAATATGGCCGTATATAAGTCTTTAATATCGACCGTGCGATTAATAGTGAATAAATCTCTAAGCACGATTGCACTATGATCTGTCCCGATTCCTTGTACAGTATCGCTGTGTTTCCGATACACGTTAAGTGTTATCTCTTTCAAAGAATAATCATCATTGAGATTAGTAATGAATTCAATCTCAGCATCAAATTTAGTGGCAAGAGAAAACAGTCTTGCAAGCAATGTACTTTCTCCATCCCAATCAAGTTTTCGACTTCGGTCACTGATTTCATTGATTCCTAACTTAACGACGTTATCACTATCGAATTTGGCGAGATACTCTTTAAATGAATATGATTTATCCGCTTTGTATTCAGAAATTGTATTGCCAGATAACTGCAGAGACAAACCATAGGCCACAACATTTAATTCTCTGTTATCTCCATCTACGGATACGATGTTTAGATAATATTCTTTATCCTTGTATTTAAATCCAAGTTTATTTCCAGCAACAATATATTTGCTGTCAGCCATATCCGCATATATCTTAAATTCAAATGTATATTGAGAACCAGCAAGATATGTATGCAAAGTATCATCATAATAATGTAATGCTTCCGGAACGTCGTTATCGATATGCGCTACAACTCTATCAAATGGGTTTAATATTGCTATGCGCATATTTATAACCACCTTTCTCTATATCTCACCGTGATCTCCATATCACTATTTGACCACAATGAATCGCCAAACTGTATCTTGGACTGCCCTGGCGAAACTTTAAAATACTTTGTACCCAATATTTCGTCTTGCGGCGTATAAACACCGTTGACATAATATTTCCCATTTAAGATAGCGCAAACATCGCCAGCATGATAACGATTTGGTATGGTTGTAAAAGTATTTGTGCGATTATCAATAATCTGCAGGGTTTTAACATACAGTCGACTCACAAGATCATGAGATCGATTATTCGTTGCACCTATTTGTGCAAGATAAATTGTTACATACTTGGCTTTCTTGCTAACTAGTGTAGGGTCATACATGCTATATTTCTCACCTTGAATTAAGAAATCAATATATCCTTTGTTAAAAGTGATACTGATATTTCCTTTGTCTTGATTCGTAATAGATGTGTAACTTGGTTCAAAGTTCAACTGCTTCGTTACACTATCCGTCTGCATGTATATATCAGCGATATTGTTGGAAGGATTATATTTCTGAAGATGTATTGCACATAGCCGCTTCTTTTCTTCATCACCGATTGCAATTTGGATCATCCCCTTTTGGCTGATCAGATATGTCTCAAACCAAATCTTTGAATTAACGGTTAAATTGTTTGTTGGTGTAGCAATTGTAAAAGTACGGCTTGCACCGTGCCACCAATCTCCCGTACCTATATCATCAAGTGATAAATACTTGCCTTCTGCGCTTGTGGTTGTACCATTTTGCACAAGGTTTATACAACCGTCATTCAATATCATATTAGACATATCACTTGCCTGCTTGTAGTCTGCAAGCATAACCGCTCTTTCCTCTGTATGCTCGCTTGGCTTTTCAAGAGTACCAAATTGCATCGCTCCGTTCTGACTAACGATTGAGAGATATCCCGTTTCGCCTTTATGCCTGATTTCAAACTCCGGAAGCAATTCATAATTTCCTTTGTTATCGATAGTTGCTTCATAGATTCCATTTACGTTTTTTACCGCCGAAACTTCTTTGATTGTCGTAGCATATTTAAATGGATCTGGACAATAGATTTCAAACGAGGAAACAATACTTTTGTGTCCTTCAGGAACATTATCATTACCAACTTTTGAGCCAACAAAATATTTATCTGGTTCATCACCAAATATCACCTGTACATTTTCTTTTGATAAACATGCATTTAATTTATTAAAAGCATCTCGAAACTCTTCAGGTGTATTTGCAATCAATTGATACTTGACCCTTATAGTTCTTGCAGGATAGCGTCTTCCGTAATAGTGGCTACCATCTACCCCTGTGATTTCCTTTGTCATAATCTCTGGAGAAAACAGTTCTCTACCCTCTATGGATAACGTTGTATAACCAGGTATTATTTGCTCTAATATTATGCCGTCATATTTTAAATGTTCGGAGAGCAGTAATGTGCTGCTCTCCTTTGAATCTATATCTTTAAAGTTATACATTATTCACCTCTCAGACGTTTATCAAGTTCTTCTTTATCTTTCAAAGCATCTTGTGTGTATTCTGCAGTTACTCTCGCAAATTCCTTACCATCAATCTGTACAGGTACAATGATTGTTTGTGTACTATTCATGGTGTATTCCGCTGTTTCATCAAGTGCGGCATTCATATTTAAGGGCTTAATGCTTCTGCCTACTCCTGCAAATGCAAGATCATAACTGTTACTCATCATGTTTGCAAGCATGTCTCCCATACTTGATACACGTGATTTGACCGCACTAAACGCTGTAGATAAACCTTTGCCCAAGCCACTCATGATTGCTTGGCCTGCAGGAATCAGCAATCGTTTATCATAGCTTAATGGACCTTTATGTTCGGCAATCCATGATCCGATTCTGCCGACAAAGTCTTTCACGCTGTCAAAAGCAGATTTAAGTCCATTCAAGAAACCATCGATGATAGCTTTACCCGCGGCCCATAGATCAATCTTCGATACTTCTGAAATAATGTTTTTTCCTAAGTCAAAGAATGCTGTCAATACAAGAGGTATTGCCTTTCCAATACCAACGAGCAGTTTTTGGATTAACTGTCCGCCTTTTTCTACAATTGTCGGAAACGATTGTATGAGTCCTGTTGCAAGAGATTTAATAATCTTCAATGCCGCATCAATGATTTCAGGAAGATGGTCGATGATGCCATCTACAAATTTCAATATTGCATCAAATGCGGTTGCAGCAATTTCAGGTAGATTGTTTCCAATACCTTGTGCAAGCGCCGCAATCAAATTCAATCCAGATACAATAATTTCCGGAAGCACCGATGCAAGCCCTAATACGAACTGATTAATAACCGCTACTGCACTATCAATCAAAAAAGGTGCATTTTTTGCAAGACTGTCAACAAGCGTTGTGATGATTTCAGCGCCACCTGTCAAAATATTTGGCATCAATACTGCAATGCCCTCTAGTATTTTTTGTATCATGACAGTCCCACTGTTTACTAACAGAGGAATTTGTGACGTGATACTGCTAACAAACCCAGTAATCATCTCCGGCCCTTTTTGAATGACCATATTGATAATGCTGTTAATCTGACTGCCGTAAGTATGATACAGCACACCTAAGCCTGCAATGACTGCCGCAATCATGGCAGCAGGCATAACAGCCTTAAGTCCCATTTGCATTAAGGTTCCAAGTCCGCTTGTAACTTTTCCACCAACGCTGAGTATCTTTTCACCGATTGCTCCTGTTATATTCGCTATCTTACCAATAAATGATTTTTTAATCTTATTAGTTATTCCGGATATTTTAGAAGACGCTTCACTCGTAAGTCCATTAAAACTTGACCAAAAATTTTGGCCAACACTTCCTGGATTGATTGCCCCAGTTATTAATTGAAATTTAGTTATACCTTTGGTTGCAACCGTCATTGCTTTAGAACCAAATGACATTGCACCAGACGAAAGTGCTTTAAAACCACCGCTCATTGCTGAAAACGCACCTGATGCAGCACCTGACACAGCACTAAACGTTTGAGGATTCAGAACCTTTGATGCAGCCATATTCGCAAATGCTGCACCACCGACTGCCCCAAGCGCTTTAATTGGACCGGGCAATTCATTGGCCATATTCAGCAATTCACCAAGTACGCCAGTCAAGCCACCACTATCAAATGCCGCCGTCAAACGATCAATAGAATTTGCAAGAGTGTCTGTTAAATCAACAACCCTCTTGATTCCCTCTTCTGAAAGTTTTTGATAGACGGGTAGCAATTTATTACTGATTGTTTCCGTCAAGCCGTCCATCGCTTGCCCAATTGTTTTATACTGTGTTGCCATTTCAGCAAACTCAGTACCGGCGCCGGCAGTCTGCTTGATCGCATCAAAAAAATCTTGTGTCTTAACTTTGCCGTCTTGAACCGCCGAAACAAGTTGTGCCGTGGACATTCCCATTGTTTTCGCAACAGCAGCAATACCTGCAGGTGTCTGTTCCAGCATCAATTTAAAGTCCATCCATGCTATCTTAGGCTTAGCGGCCATCTGTACTGCCTGCGTGGATAGTGTTTTCATTGCCTGCTTTGGCTCGCTTGAAGCGGCTGCCAAACCACCGAATGCCTTTACCAGATCTTGCGCAGAGTCAATACCGACTGCATCTAATTGTGCGAAAGTGCTTGCCATATCAGATGAGCTGTAGATGGTTGTTTCCGCAAATGATTGCAGTTCCTTTTTAATGGCCTTTATTTCATCTTCGGCATGACCGTTAATCTGCATATTTTTTTCAAATGTTTGCCACGCTTTTGAGGCATCATCAAGTTCGCCGACCATTCCGCCTATGCCGCTTGAAATTGCTTCAAATGCTTTTTGGCCAATACCTATTAATACGCCAAAGCCAAGTCCGCTCGATACTTTCGATTGAAATGAATCCAGCATATTATCGGCTTTGCTGAACGCCTTTGAAAAACCCTTATCTTCAGCAGAGAGTATAGCTTTTACAGATTTTGATTGTGCCATTACTTCTCTCCCTTCTTAAGCAATGCGCCTATACCTTCAAATTTCTTACTATGTGATTTCGTTTTAGGTGATTGCTTATTATTTGCCTTTTCCAACCATTTTTCATAGTCAAAGAATTTCTTAAACGTATTGTAGATTGGTTTCAGGTAGCGTCCTGATCTCTTTTTCCCTTGTGCCAAGAAGTTTAAATATGCCTGTTCATGACGGGCATATTCTTCATCAACCATACGTAATCGTAAGGCTTTCATCATTCTTTCGTATTCCGGAAAAGTGAGCATACGAATTTGCTCGTCTGACACAAAATTAAAATACCGATAGCAGTTAATCGCTATTTGTTCATATAACTCCTCCGGAGTTACTCTGTCTTCACGCCATCCATAATCTTTTCGAGTGCTTCTTTCCGTTTCTTCTCTTCCTCTTCCTGCTCCTGTACAGCTTTCAACATCTTCTTTGTCAAGTGGCTTGTACAGTTGCTCTCTGATAAAAAATCGAGTACCTTTTGGAACAGCCCTTCAATATCATCTACCTCTTCAATATACGCACCAATATCAGCCATTGTTAATTTAGGTTCATTGATACACGCCGTATATAGTACCCTTTGTAATGAAATAGGATTGCGGTCAATCAGACCTGCAATTTGATACTGTAAGCCGATCTTATCAGCCTGCTTAGCGCCCGGAACATCCCTTGTGTATGTTTCGTTAATGTCGACTAAAAAGCCCATACCAAAACGAAATGTATATATCTGATGCTTTATTTCAAGTTCTAAATTCATAACTTCTCCTTTTTATAAAAAACCGAGGCAAGGGAGTATTACCCTTGCCTAACATTCGATTATCCGCCTGTCTTATTTGTATCTTGGAAAACATAATCGGCGATAGCCTCTTGCTGAGCGCTCAGAGTTGCCTTGCCTGTAGCACCTTTGCCATTAATACCGAAGGTCAAAGAAATCTCAACAAAATCTTCCGCATTCGCAGTTACTTCAAAAGATGTCAGATATCCTTGATAGTACGTCGCATCGCATTTATTATCAGAAGTCTTAGTTGATCTATCTACTTCCCAAATTTCCATTAACTTTCCGCCAAGACATGCTTTTTCAAGTTCCTTGACAGTCTCATCTCCTTTAGAAAAAATTGATGTAGATGTAATTTCAATCTCAGGTGTTCCCGGTGTACGGATTGCACCGTCTTTTGTTGTGGTACTATCTGCATCAGCAGAAATTGTTTTTCCGTTTTCTGTTACAAAGGCAAGATTTGTCCCTGCTTTAGTAGCCGCATCAGCAAGCACACGATACAAATAAACATATTGTTTACCGGATACCGCTTCTGCAAAACGCTGCAAATTAAATATTTTTTTAAGCATTTTAAATTGCTCCTTTCATTTTAAAATCGATTTCCAACACTCCATGCATCAATGGTGTATTGGTCGTTGTGTCTGGTATGACATCTTGGTCTATACCATCCACCATCCATGCAAATGTCTTTGTATGTTCTAAGGATCTACATACCTTCTTGATTTCAGACAGTATCGATGACATCATTCCGCGTTGTCTTGGATTGTTATGCCAAACATGGATAGTCTGAATAACCGTACATAACAACTGTGTTTTATTACCGTGATCATCTGTCATTATGCTATTTCCGATATAAACAAAAGGATATGGTGTATTATCTGGCGGAAGGCCACTATCATACACATCATATCCTTTGGCTTCGATTGCTTTCTTCAAAGCGATAAATAACTCTTGCTGTGGATCCATAATGTCCTCCTACCTTTTATTTAACCAAATCCTCTATATCTTTGATAAATATGGGTGCCTGCTTCTCAAATGCCGGATTTACAAATGGCTCCGCTTCCATAAAACGTGTTCCATACTCAACATATGGGTCATAGTTCATCTTCGGCTCCACCTCGACAGTCATACCGTTATCCACCACAAGTGGCTTGATTGATCGTGCGGTATTACCCTGCGAATATCCTTTTGTAAAGGCAGACGTCGTTTTACGTTGCATCTTCTCAGACAGTTCAGCTCCGTTCTTACTGACAACGTTTTTTACATCTGACAGATTCATGCTTTTCTTGATCGTTGCTCTAAGTTCATTCAGACCGGAAAATTTAACACGTACTTTGGTCATTGGATCTCCGATACAATAAACGTCTGTTTAAGCCCCAATGTTCTCTCTGAATCAACACGATAATATTTACCATTGAACCTAATACGATCAAAAGCCCCAACAAACACGTTTTGTATTTGAATCGTAAGAGCCTGCTGCTTAATATTGCCATAGACAAGTTGTTTAGTGTCATCTGATGTATTCATGATACTTGCCCAATCAACTGTTGAAACAGCGACTACTTCATCATCATAATTACCCGTTTCTTCATTCAGCTTACCTGGATTAAGTTTTTCAAAATAGATTTCTTTGTCGTATCTCATATAAATTTAACCCTCGTTTTGTTATCTGAATTCTGATCGTTTGTTGCAAGATATTTTGCAATATCATCAGAGTACTGTTCAAAATCACTATCAGGAAATGATATGGATTGCCCTTCGACAGAATGACTTTTAAAGCCCTCTGAGCCAATGCGATTGTAACGAATGATAGAAACCTCAACCACGACATATAGCAGCCTTTCAGGCACACTATCAGCACCACCCAGCAAATTTTTTAAGCGCGCTTCAGTTAAATCAATAACGGTATTCAACAGATCATCACGTTTGACAGTTCCAAGCAATTTTTTAACTTGCTCCAAAACTTCCATGATTACTTATCCTTCTTATTGTTTTTCTTTTCCGGGGTGCCTTGTGCATTTTCTGCCGGTTCTTCTTCGACTTCAGCAATCAACGGTGTGCCTTGTGCGTTATTATCTCCGGACAACTCGGCAATACGATCTTCGGATGTTTCATACCCCTCACGTGGATAAACATCATCAACATTGTATTCATGATATCCTTTCACTTTATCGTGATCATGTAGATCATGGAAACGTTTAATAACTTTATGCATGACTTATCTCCTTTTCTTTACTCAAACTAAAACTAAAAGGACCGCACACCCATAATGTACAGTCCATCAAATGGTTTAAGCACCCGTAACAGTTACTTTTGCGATAGCCTTCATGTTTACTTCTGGTACGTATTCACCGGCCTTACCTTGACCTTGTAATGCTACACCGTCAAAGTCCTCGGAATCAATGGTACGAGTCGTAACGATACCTGTAAATGCTTTACCGATATTCACAGCGTATGCATATACAACTTCATTTGTTTGGAACGCATCATCCGGAAGTTCAGTAATTTCAAATCCCTTGAACTTGCGAACCTCGTTTGTGTCAATATTCGTATCAGAATGCTTTGAAGTAGTTGATAGGTTGCTGTTGACGATTGCATCGTAAACAGCAGTGTTAACTTTAGCAACTAACTTTGTTCCCTTCTTAACCTTTGCGTTCACGAAGTAAGCAGACAATTTTGCAAACACTTCAGCAACGTTGTCTTTTGTAACAGTTGCACCGCCTTCAATTCTTCCTTTTGCACTCGCAGAGATGTATTTGGATTGTTCTGCATTTGCCTTTGCAATCAATGCTTCAGCCTGCAGGTCCAGACGGTCGATAACTGCCGCATCCATATCATTGTTGATAGTCGCACGGTCTAATCCTTCATGGAATGACCAACCCCATTTGTATGGTACATCTACGTCTTTATATACGACTTCTTTACGTTCACCAAAACGTGATGACTTACCTGTACCGGTACCCATACCGACATTAGCATCAGTGTTGTAATCGGCAATAACCGTCTTCATGTCGTTTGTCTTTACGCTGAATGCGTTCTTATTGTTTTGAACGCCGTCGCGTGCTTCCATTTTACCGCCGAACATATCCAAGAAATAAGACTGTTCAGCAAAAACAGGATTGATTAATTCTTTGAATTCCTTTGCATACACCCTTACGCCGGTGTTATTCTCTGCAAATCGTTGTAGATTGATTTTCTTCAATAAATCTTTGGTAGCTTTCTTCATGTTATACCTCTTTCTTTTTTAATGTTTATGACGCGCAATTGCTTTTTCCAATGCCGTCATTTGCGCTCCATCATTGCTAAACACCTTAGGTGTTACGCCCTTAGCACGCAATGCATCTTGAGCCTTTCTGTCATCCTGAATAATGGATACCAGTTTAGAAATATTTGCCTTTGTTGTTTCTGCATCTTGGCCTACAACGAAATCAAGCATATCCTGTGTTGCAATAATTTCATGGTCAGCCTTCATGATCTTGGCAGCTTCTTTTGAAAGTTTCGCACGTGCAGCCATTTCTTTCAGATTTGTCAATTCTTTTTCAAGTTTCGCAACTTTTTCAGCCTCTTTCTGCTTTTCTGCTGCAGCCTTTTCTTCTGCTGACATATTGGCCAACTTCTTGGCTTCATCGGCTTCTGCTTGTTTCTTTTCCTGCTCTTTCTGCCATTTGGCAAACTTAGCACCGAGGATTCGATTTACATCTTCATCAGAATACTTCTTCTCATCATTTTTTTGCTGGTTGTCGCCATCACCATCTGTACCGGATTGGTCTGTTCCTTCTTTGGATTGCTCATGCTCACCAGTATCGCCGCCATCGGCAAATCGTTGTAAATTAAATCTCATGGATGCCTGATTAAAGGCAAGTAGAACTGCTCTGTTTCTCTTATTCATCTTTTCCTCCATCCGCATATTTATAGACGAGCGCCGTCTTTGCCCTTAAGGTTTATCGACTCTCAAGCCTGGTCGTAGATCAACATAATGAACGTAATCCGGATAAACTTCCGCTATCCCCTGTACGCCCAAAGAAAAAGAGCTGATCAAGAGTTGCGCATGCTCTGATAGGCTCTTATCTTCAAATTTGATTCGAATATTTCCATTTTCTTGAATACACGACACCATATCTGTACATAATTCCGTAATCGAAATTGCTAATGTATCTGCCAATGCCGATATACCGGCACAGATGATATCTTTACCAGGTGAATCATAATAGGCGTGTCCTTTAATCGTTACGGCCCTTTCAGTCAAGTGTACATGTATCATTTTTTCCGCCCTTTCTGCATTAAAAAAGCACTCTACAGAGTGCTAACGTCTTATGAATTTTTAGTGAAAATGTGGATTAGAAATTTTTTTATATGCTTTTTTTACTTCTTCTGGGGCATCTTGACGCAAAATAGGCTCATATTTTTCCATGTCTATTACTATCCACGGCTCAACTAATTTACTTAATCTTAAATATTCTTTTGAAGGTTTAACCATCATAATCTAACACCTCGTTTATCAGCCTTTCTAAGGTCTTATCCTTTAGAGCCCCTTTCTTCATTAACACTATAGCATCAGCAATCACTTCATTCAACGATTTTTCTTGCTTATATTCACTGCTTGCGTTTTCACTGACGTTATTTCGTAGATAATTGTAATCCTGATTTAACTGCGTTGCTACATATTTTTGTAGTTTCTCTTCAAGTGCATTTTTTGACTGCTCGATACTCTCTGACCGATGCGAAGATTGATATTTTTTGATTGCTTCCCAGTGTGCTTTATGTCCGAGTAGTTCATGTGTGAATACATCTTTGACGTTCTCTGCTGGGAAGTAATCACCGACTAATTTTTTAAATTCTGCGACGTTTGATAGTTCCTCGCTGACGTACAGTACATTCTTGCTGTGATCGTAAGCTGATAAACCACCGAGAGCTTTATTTTTTAGCACAACCACATTCACTTTTACCGAGTTTTCACTCATAAAATCATCAACTGCACTTACTATTTTCTTTGCACTTTGCGAGTATGTTTGCGTGCTGATTTTACTGTTTACGTCACTCTCGTAAACAGCAACGTTTTTAATATCTCCGAGCGGTGTTTCAAACGATTCCCGTTTCCTCCTACCCATATAATCTACATCTTTGGATATCTGTACCTTTTCAAATACCGGAGACGTTGAACACATACAATTCGGATGCATTGGTGGCATGTTTTCACCAACTCTGCCATCTTCGACATTAAATATCTCACCATCATTACGCATACACTCTTCACACGCATGAGCGCCTAAAGCTAAGAACTTATACTTGCTGTAGCCATTGCGTCTGTAACTTTCCATCTGAGCATCAATCTGCACTCTGGCCAACTCTGTTCGTAACAACCGTTGAGAGTTGTACTTGCTGGTATTGATCTCTTTACGTAGACGTCGTGCAAGTTCTGCTGCACTTACACCCTGTATCAGCCCCTGATGTAACAATGTACCTAGATCATTTCGCAGGACATCTTGATGTTGCCATATACGATCAGAAAATGTAGCGTTTTGAAATGACGCATTTGCAATATTCTTAGCCAATTCATCAATATCACCGTTTACAGTTGTATGAAGGATTCCTGCTTGCCGTTTGAACTCTTCGTGTGCCTGATCTGTTAAAGCCTTATCTGTCAATTTCTCGATATCAGAATAACCCTCGACCATCTTCATGCCAATGTTTGATTTCAGCATTTCTAATCGGTTAATTTTCATGGTTGTGTTATATAGCCGCATCGCTTCATTGGCTTCGTTCGAGAAATTTCGATCTTCAACAAATTTCTTGGCCATACGTGAATACTTTTCGATATCCAATTTACTGACACGTTCTTTTGCACTGGCAAGTGTGATACCTTCGGCAGCAGCATATTTGACATAAAAAGAAGCAATTTCTTTGTTGATTGCCTCTTCCATATCGCTATAGATATCACTTATCTGCTCGTTTAATGTACCAAGTTTTTCTAGGTTCTTCTGACGCTGTCTTTCTTCGCGCAGTCGCCAGTATTCAGATATCATTTCCTTCTCAGAAGTGAATTTCTTTAATATTGACATGCACTACGCCTTCAATTTCTTTACTACACCTTGATTTTGTTGCAATGTAGCGTCTTTTTGTGACTTCAAGTCATATTCATCTTCCAGCTTCTTAAAGAAGCCAGAAACAACGTTATCCTGCTGCATGTTCTGTTCCGTATCCATCGCATCAATCTCATCTTGCACATTTTCAACGATAGAAAGAACACTGAGTTGTGTTTTCTTGCTTACGACACCTTCGAGATTACGAGCATTCGTTACTTCTTCTGTGATGTTATGAGGAATATTCTTTGTAAACTTGAAATCAATATCTGTCCATGCGTCAGGACTCTTTGAGTTGACAGCAAGCGTACAGAATATCTTATATCGCTTCTGCAATGACTTTGTTATCTTTCGATTAAACGTACCTGTTAAGTTATCAAGAGGTTTCAACTTATACGCTAGGGCAATTCCGCTTGTAGCATTACCAAACATTTCATCATTGATGTTTGGCACCATGCAGATCTTGTATATCAAATCTTCCAAACGGGTTAATAAATTTTCCTGTGTCCCGTCGGCAGTAGGCTTCTGCAGGAATTGAACCATCGTATCTTTGATTTCATCGCTGTTATCAGTTCCCCAGATATTAATCAAGCGTTGATCATGGATGCGCTCGACACCATCGTCGCCGACTTCTGCACCAATTATCACCATATAGGCTTCTGCGAACGCATCGACATCATTTTTCTTCATACCGATTGTTTCGCTGAATGCTTCGATTAATGCCGCTGCAGGTTCGTATAATCCCATGCGTTCTTCATTTAACACCCACTCTACAACAGGAATGTAACCATATGGATTTGGTTTTTGTTCCTCGATGAATTGAGTACCTTCAAATTGACGAATCCATTCTCTCGTCAGCACCTCACCATAGATCTCTCCGCGCGATACATCACTATCAGTTGAATGATAGCCATATCTGACCGCAAACAACGCTCGGTGTTGCATCGTGTCATCGTAGACAACAAACAACTCCATAGGCGTACATCGTGTCACACGTGTCTTGCTGTTTTCGTCTTGATAGAAGTATTCCCATGCATGACCAAATTTACAACACATTTTTGCAAGTTCATATTCATGATCTTCAAGACTGTTTATCTTGCTGAATTTATCAATAGAGTCTTGCAGTTCTTTATCTTCCGTTACTTTCTTAATCGGAATACTATACCCATACCCCAAAGCATCCTCTGTAATCGTCCGAGGAAAATTTACGATTAAACGGTTATCTGGTTTCCATTCATCCTTTTTCGGTTCATCAAGGATCATCTGAAATCCTTCATACAGTTTGTTTAGATAGTTGTATCTATTCAATCTACTTTCATGTTTTTTAATATATTTTGTCACCGTTTCAAATGTGATATTTAATTCATCTCCGGTTACATTCATTACCAACTTTTTTGGTAAAGCAAATGGATTGTTTTTTTGCACGGGTATACCTCCTACAATTTCTTGGTTCCGAGAACCAAACGTCCTCTTGGCTTTCGCCATCCTTCGACGCCATATCTAAGTGATGCCATCGCATCATCAAAAAAGGAAACGGGTTCGTCAAGATAAACATCACGTTTATCATCATGCTTCCATTTCCACTGTTCTATTTCTTTTTTGAAATCGACACACGCTGCATCGATATAGATCATTCTCTTAATCGCACGCTCGTTTTTGCCGGCAGGATTACCCTTCAACCAGTCAATCTGTGCTTTGACAGAATTCTGCTCCTTGCTGACTGCTCTCGCCCTATATCCGGCATTACACCACATCTTGATACGGTCCGGTTCAGCAGATTCACACCACATCAATACGTCTTTTGGAATACCGGCATTGTTTGCTTCAATAATCCACTCTGACGTGTCCTTTTCGTAGCCATACAGGCCACGTATGACATAGATATTACTATCCTTCCATCCATACAAAAACAATGCGTTAGCGTGGTTAAAACCGAAGTCCTGACCGATTGCTACATCGTCATACCACTGTAGATCTTGATTGCATGTGATTACTTCCCAGTTATGAAGAATGAGCCCTCGTGTTTCGCCCCAGTTTCCAAGACCGTATACCTGATAGCCTTCCGGATCTACCTCTTTACGGCGCATCATACGCTTATGATATGCCTCATCGATAAAACGATTCTGTAAGTAAGTGCTCTTATGCGTATATACATCATCATCCGGTCTATCAAAGAAATCACGTTTGATCCAGTGATTAGCATTTACCGGATTAAACGTCATGCGTATCTGATAAAAGAGTCCTGCAGGCAGCTCGCCACGAAGACGGTCATCTATGATTTCAAAGTCTGCCTTTGTCAATTCTGTTGCTTCCTCGATCCACACATCTGTCAGTTTTCCACGTTTAAAGGTGATTGATTTCAATTTTTCACGTTGCTTCTCATCGTTCACACCACGAAAAATAATTTGATTGTAATTGAACTTATTCTCGATAATCATTGCCGACGAATTGATTGACCAGTATCGACTATATGAATCACCAAACATACGAAAAATAGCACTCTGCAATTCCGCAAACGTGCTATCTCTATTCGTTACATCCGATTTTCTGACACACAACAGATTTCTTCCCTTATCAGCCATCAAACGCAGAATGTAATGCTGCGCTGTATCAACGCTTTTACCTGAGCCGGCAGAGCCGAGCATGACGATATAGCGCTTCCTTGACTGGTCAGGTCCTTTGAAAGAACTATTCGCTTGAACCGATATCCTCATCAATCTCTCCGTAATCGACCGTAATATTCAAATCAACATCAGCATTGACCTCTTGTTTATCAGTGAATAGACTGTAACGCTTACCAAGCAATTCTGCTGCTTTAGTTCGTGTCTGAATACTTGGTACAGAATCAACGATTTTTTGTGTACCCTCACCGTCAAGCACAAGCAATGGCTCTGTCTTCTCACCACGCATGACCGATGTCAGATATTCCATCACTTCTTGCTGATCTGCGACCTTAGCGGATTTGATCTCTTCAAGGCGCTTATCAATATATGCTTTAACATTAGCATTTCCAAGCAAACGGCTTCCATTCGTACTGGCCACACTATCTCTTTTTACACTGTATATTTTCTTATACGACACTGTCGCATTAAGCGTAATAACATACTCATCCGCAAATGCCCTTTGTTTTGGAGTAAGCCCGTGTTCATCTTTTAAAAGATAGTTAGATTTCTTACTCTTCTTTTTCATAGACTTGCCCCTTTCTACATCTTCGTACACACATTAGAAACTATCAGCAAAGTATGTCATATGAGTACACATGGAAAATAAGCCAGATTAATTTCAGAGGGAAACTGCTGATAGCTTCGAATGTATGTACGAAAAAAACCACAAGCTGATTGCTCATGGTTTTTGCCTATTGCCATTATACACACAAAATGGGTGAAACGTGTTTCAACTTTACCATTTTGACAACATTTTTTGTCGTTCTCTGCATACACTTGCCTTACTTCTGTTGCTTAATACCCCAATCACATCATACGACCGTCGTAGTTCATACAACTCATACGCTAATTCTAATTCATCCTCAGTAAGTCTTTGCAAGAATGAAACGACCTCTTTGATTTCTGCTATACGTTTGATGAGTTCTTCCATCAGCAGTCGTTCTTCTTCCATCAATTCAATTTTGTTGTCATGAAATATCTTCGTGCCAGATTGGTACTTCGCCTCTTCTGCTGATTTGATTGTCGGACTTCGTACCGTGCCGGATAATTCAACTGCAAGCACATCCAATCTATCCTTGATCTCGCACGCTCTATGCACATTGTACACAAAGCCCATTAGCTTGCCGTTTGCATATCGTGCTTTATCATAGTTGATCATCACTATCACCTTTCCCTTTTACAAATACAGCCCATACAGTTTCACCACGTTTACCTCTTCTAGTTCCAAACAAGGGTTTGTAAGGTTTGATAATTTTTATTACCTCTTGAAAGCCCACATTAAATTCACTCCACTTGAATATCAAGGTGCCGGTATCCTTCAATACTCTCATGCACTCTTTCATGCCTTTTACAATATCTTCTTTCCACGTTTCTGAATTTAACACTCCGTACTGTTTTTTCAATACTGAGTCTTTGCCGGCGTGAAATAAATGGGGTGGATCAAACACTATCAGGTCGAATGACTTGTCCGTAAACGGCATGTTTCTAAAATCTGCCTGTATATCTGGATCGACATTTACGTGCTTGCCATATATATCTATTTTTTCTTTTCTAATGTCCATGTAGGTCGTATCTTGATTATTTTTGTCAAACCAAAACATTTTAGATCCGCAACATGCATCTAATATTCTCATTCATCGCTCCAATCTATTGCCTGCCCGCAATTTGGACAAAAGATGTGTTCTTCATAATTCAAATCGTGATGACAGTGAGGGCAATCCCAGTGATCAAAAGGTGTACTTCCATCATCAGTTTCTATACCGTCACCCCAGTAGTCAGGTTTCTTCGGTGTAGCCCTATCCACAAGTTCTCGTAAGTATTTGGATGATTTAAATAGCGTCACTTTTTCTTTCGATGTCTGCACGTATTTTCTAAAATAATTTGAGTACGCTTCTTCCGTTAGGTATTCTAATGCTTCTTGATATTTATTCATGTTCAAGCATCTCCATTATTTCATCGACTGTTTCACTAACCTTTATCCAATTTTCATCATCCTGTGAAAGATAGACTTTTACGCATTTTAAAGGAGTATCATCTACATTTTTCATAATTGAATCTTCTTCAAATTTGCAAATGTCAGCTCTTCTTATACATATCCTTTCCTTGCTTTTAACATAGGTTAATTTTATAAAATCATTCATTTCACCACCTCATACGTTTGCTTGAAGATATCCGGCTTGCAAGGGTAGAACTCACCCTGTACACCTTTGATAATGTAATCACCAATAGATACTGTCATAACACCTTCTAAAGTTTCTATTCTTAAGTCTGTTGATCGTGGCAATAGATCATGTCTGATTTTTCCCTTTGCAAAATCAAATACATCTTTTGAATTTTCTAATGTGTATTTAATTGCTTCCACAATTACTGGTTTCTTTCTGTATTTCATTCTTCCACCCCTTCTAATTTGCACCACTTAGGCTTTTTAATATTTTCTTTGCATTTTGCACGCATGACTTTTGTATATTTTCCGTTTCCCGAAAAATCAACATTACAAACACATCCGTATGTATCAGGTTTGTTTTCTTTTTTATCGATTGGATCAATACGTGATTCATTTGCATAAAAAGGATGATGATAATGTAGATGTCCAAACGGGCAATTGTTGCAATGCTTAGGAATTTCCATTGGGACTATGTATTTGCTCATAACCCCAACTCCTCTAAGGTGTAGCGTTTGCCATATTTCATACCTTTATACATTGTGTCTTTTTCGAAGTATGGAAATGAAATAACTCCATTTTCCAAACTAATTTCTAAATATTCTCTTTTGTCTATTTCCAAGCATATTTTATAAACGTATTCCACTTTTTCTCTAAACGGCTTTATTACTGTTGATAAATAAGCCTTTTCTTTTTCTGTTAGAATTTCGGGTTCGTATTCTTCTTCTAGCCATGCATTATATGCACTTGTGCCAGTTTCATTTGGCTTCATTTCCTTTGAAAAAATAATGCTTTCATCACGTTTGATTTTTACAGAAAAATATCTTCTTTCAGATGTTTGTGGTGACCACTCTATTTTCAATGTATTCAAATCATATTTTTCTTTGTTCTTCATTATTCCTCTCCTACTTTCTTGATTCTTGCCTTAACGGCTTCAATCAAATCATTTTGTTGTGCTGCTTTATCTGTCAGTTTATTGATGATGTCTTCATCGATTGTATCCTTTGCAATCAAGTGATGAATCAAGACTGACTTCTGTTGTCCTTGTCTATGTAGTCTTGCATTAGCTTGTTGATACAGTTCTAAATCCCAAGTTAAGCTGTACCAGACAATGATGTGGCCACCGTCTTGCATATTTAAGCCATGACCCATTGCTGCAGGATGTGCTAGAAGGATTTCAACCTTTCCCGTGTTCCAATCATCAATATCTTTTTCTGACTTTATCTCTCGTACGTCATAGGATTTTAGTTGTTCTTTGATGCGAGCCTTATCGTGTTGGAAATTATAGAAAATTAGAATTGGTTGTCCATTACTCGCTTCTACTAGATCCTCTAAAGCTGCAAGCTTCACTTCGTGTACAATCGTACAAGTCTTATCTTCTTTGTAGATTGCGCCACTTGTAAATTGTGTTAATTTGCCTGCGAGCACTCCTGCATTAGCTGCCACTAGCGCTTCACTGCTTTCAAGTTCCATCAGCTTCTCACGTTCAAACTTTCGGTACTTCTTCATCAGAGTCTCACCTAGTTCGATCTCATGCATCACATTGACACGCTCCGGAAGTTTCAACCAGTCCTCCGCTTTAAGACTCATACATATGTCCTTGATCGCTTCTTGGATTTGTTCTTCGGCTCCTGGTCTAAGATTCCACTCATAAACGACATAGCCATTTCGCCATCCAGGTGTAAAGTACTTATCTTTGTACGCTGTATAGGTCTTACCTAAACGCTGTCCTCTATCCATCAAGTACATCTGTGGCCATAGATCCAAAAGACTGCGTGGTGCTGGTGTGCCAGTCAGACCAATGAATCTATCAAACAGTGGTGTGACCTTCTTCAAAGCTCTGAATCGTTTAGACTTTGAATTCTTAAAGCTACTAAGTTCGTCTACGATCACAGTATTGAAATTCCAGTTTTTACCTAATAGGTCGACTAGCCATACAAGATTTTCTCTATTGATGATGTACACATCTGCTTTTTCTTTTAGTGCTTTCAGTCTTTGCTTTTCGGATCCGATTACCCTAGAAATTTTAAGATGCTTTAAGTGATCCCATTTCTGGCACTCCGTGCTCCATGTATGCTCTGCTACTCTCAATGGCGCTATCACTAGAATTTTTCCTGAAGTGATGTCAAAGGTGTCATTCATCAATCCATCTAAGGCTGTCAGAGTTGTCACAGTTTTTCCAAGTCCCATATCTAAGAAAAGTCCACACTTTGGATGTTCCACAATAAACTGTGCTGCAGCTTCTTGATACTGATGTGGTCTAAATTGCATGGACCTCACCTGTCTTAAGGTTCTCAATCAATTGATTGATACCTTCTTCAGAATCAATCTTATAAACCTCTATTCCTTGTTCCAGCAATTCCGTTTTTCTGACTCGTTGTAAGGGTCTCAACTGTTTCCCTGGTGCTTTCATTTCTACAAAAACAACTCTACCGTCGAAAGCGATAAACCTATCTGGAACTCCGGACACCCCTGGACTAACAAACTTCCAACAAAGACCCCCTAACTCTCTGACCTTATCAACCAATCTTCTTTCCAAATGTCCCTCAGACATCTGCTTTTTTCTTTCCATGTTGTTTACCTCTTTTTTACACTGATAACGTGATAACAAAGTATTGCTCTCTCACGCGTGTATAACGAATTAGGCGGTTATATACGTGTTATATACGCCTAATTACGTTTTTCATTATTTATTTAAAAAGTTTGTTATCATTGTTATCAAAGTCTTAAAAATTCAATACTAATCGGTGCTTAGCGTGATAACAAAGTTCTAAAACATTGTTATCAACTTTGTTATCTTTGCTATCACCTCTGATAACAAACTTTTTGACTTTGTTATCAAAATAAAAACTTTGTTATCACTATTTTTTAATCAAAATCGGGGTCATACGGTGCTTTTCTTACAAAGCCTCTAGCACCTCCATAGCCAGCTTTAAATCTTATAAACGCCTTTGGCTCCCAGCCCTTTATACCCTTCATTGCATTGTTGATTTCCATCTGTCTTTGGCGGTTGAAGTCCTTTGCTTTTCCAAGCATACACTCCTGCCAAATTTCTAAGGTACACACCTTATCGCGGTAGTATCCTCCTGGCTTATGTTCGCTGTAGCCTTCAAAGAATAGAATTCTATCTTCCATAGACATGTCATCCCATTCTGCTGGAAGTTCTTTGTTGAGATAGTTGCTGATGATGGTAGATAGTTCGTTTGACTCTGTGTGTGCCTGTTGAACCTCTACTGCTAGATTCGTCAACTCGTAATCAGCGTGCCAGGGTTCACCCGCAACAAATGCGGCTTTTGCTTCTGCCCACAACTGATCAACCTCATCATCTAAGTTAATGAATACACTTTTACTTCTTTCGTTTACTGCAATGTCTACAGGCCAGAATCTTCGGTTGCCGGTTTGGTCTCTTAGGAATTCTTGTTCATTCGTTGAACCGATGAATACGCATTGGCGTGGATTGTCTTCTGAGTGTCTTTTGAAGGCTGCACGGAACGAATCTTTCTCACCAGATATGAAGGATTTGATTGTCTCGATTTCAGCCTTCTTCATTCCGGCAAGTTCTGCTAGTTCTATGATCCATTTGCCTCTAACTGCTTCCATCGCTTCTTTACCTGAATATACGTACAAGCTGTCACTGAACCACACTGCGGACTTTGCTAATTTCTGAATAAATGTTGATTTGCCATAGCCCTGTGGACCTACTAGGATGAGGGTGTTATCCATTTTGCATCCTGGTCTGTAGATACGAGCTACAGCACCTATCATCAACTTACGTGTTACTAATCTAACGTATCGAGAATCTTCAGCGCCTAGGTAGTCAATCAAGGATGTGTCTAGTCTTTCTATACCATCCCACTCCAGCGAGTCTAAGTAGTCTCTGACTGGGTGATATTCCATGTCTCTGCTGTAGATTGACATCGCATCGCTTACTTTGTTGACTGCACTAATACCATAAATCTTTTCAATGTATAGTCGTAGACCAGAGTCGTCTTCGTCTCGCCAGTTACGCTTTACTTTTTCTTTGTACCAAGGCAGTCGACCAAAGACTTCGTGTCTCATACTGAATAGATTGAACTTGCCTAGGTTCTTTAGATTCTTATCATTATGTAGAATGATAAGAATGTTGTTTGTAGTAGGCTCAACATTGCCCTTCTTATCAAGTGATAAGTCAGACATCCAGTCCAACTCATCCTTCTTAGCGGTAGACTCTTCCGATTCGTCTTCATTAAAGTCAAAGTCTACCGCTGCAAGCTGTTCACTAAGTCTTGTCTTTTTCGTTTCATCATCTGCAGCTGCGAATTCTTGCATCGCAATGAAGGAAGGCAACCTATTTAATGGTGTGTCAGGCTTTGCTGACTCATCCAACTCTGCAAACTTGTGGATTCTTACTAAGTCGAATGCATTGCACAGCTTGCCACTTGCTGGGTCTGTTCCGTGATTACTGTAGGCCCACTTATCTTCATAGGTGACCAGTCCCGCAGCTGTAGTTCCTCTAATGTATGTGTAGCGATCCGGCTGATTGCAGGCAACATAGACATCAAATAAGAACTTCTCGATTGCTGTATGAATGTCATACGTTCTACAGAATGCGCCGATAAGTCCTTCTTTGTCTAATGGGTCTCCTTGCTTCTTGGCTTGGGCTATGTGAATCTCTGAGACTCTACTAGATTGTGGCCAGAAGCTTACATCGTGCCAGTCAGGGTAATGCTTTAAGACTTCATCAGGATCTAACCACGGACCATCTTGCTTTTCAAACACAAACACCCCATCGCTGGAAGTACTAGGCCAGTACATCAATCGACTGGCTTGATAGGTTGTATCGTCGAATTGGTCTATACCTAAATCGTTTGCAACCATTCTCGCTACAGCTTCGTATTCTTCTGAGTCTACCGTTCTTGCTAGAGGTATGACTAATCTTAATCTAGGCGCTTCTGGAGTGTGCTTATGCGTAGAGTATATGCAGCATGCATAATCGTTGAAGGCTACCAGGTCATCCCAGAAGTCTTTACTTGCAGTATCTGCATCGAGAGTAATGAGAGAACGGCAGATAACAGAATCGCTCTTACGTCTACCATTCTCTAGCCATCCACCAACGAAGCCACCTATGTCTTTGATGTCGCCCTGCTGAGTTACTTTCATCTTTTTGTACTCTGCAACGGTCTCACGTGTTCTGTATGTTTTTGATAGTTTACTTAGTAGATCTTCCCAAGAGATCTCTTTATTTTTCCACTTCAATTCTTTTTTACTTCTGCCTGTGGATATCTTTAATTGCATGATGTAGATCCCCCTAATCCTTTAAGTAATAATCGGCTGTGTAGCCTGCGCTGCTTAGATACAGCCCTGGAGCCCACGAGCGCTCTTCGCCCATTATTTCTTGTACAGTTTTCAAATGCTCTTCTGCTTTGTCCTCTTCCACTTCTACAATCACTTCGTCATGTACATGGAATACGATTTTGTAGAAGCAATCTATCATTGTCAGAGCTTCGGCCAAACAGTCGCGAGCCAGTGCCTGTACGATGTTTTCGACTAACTTTCCGCCGAAGGTTGTGTTAGTTCCGAACATGTTTTTATTCGTTTCTTTACCGCTGAATTCTATTTTTCCGTCATCGTTGATGCGTGGTCTGAAGTAAGACATGCTTCTTCCGATTGGAAGATTGATTCGTAAGAACATTCCATCACAGTCGAAACTTACACCGTGATGAAGCTCTATGTGCTTCTTAGTCCTGATTGCAAGTCTTGCAGCATTTTCGACATCCTTCCAAAGTTTGACAATATGCGGATTTGCCTTTCGCCATTTCTTTACAAGAACAGGGAGTTCTTCTTCAGGAATTCCCATCTTTAAAGCGCCCATTGCCTTTAATGCACCTGCACCACCCTCGTAGCCTAATGCAAGGACTGACACCTTACCCTTTTGGCGTAACGGCTTGTCAATCTGTTCGTAAGGAATGTGGAACATCTGTGAGGCTGTCTGCTTGTAGATGTCACCATCCTTCGCAAATACATCCATAGCCCATTTCTCATCTGCTAGCCAAGCGATAACTCTTGCCTCGATTGCAGAGTAGTCGGCTATGGCGTACTTGTAACCCTTAGGCGGAACGAATGCGGTTCTGACCAACTGCTTGAGTACATCAGACATTGAGTCGTAAATGTACTCTAGTGTTTCAAATTCACCTTGTTTTACTAGCGTACGTGTGCTATCTAGCTCTGCCATGTAGTTCTTGGTGAGATTCTGCACCTGTACTAATCTGCCCGCCCAGCGCCCTGTACGAGCGCCGTAGTAGAACATGACGCCGTGCATACGTTCATCCGAACATGTTGCATCCAGCATCATTTGATACTTTTTAACACTTGCCTTCCCTGTCTCTAGTCTGTTCTCTATGACCGTACGAACAGCAGGCTTTAATGATTCATTTTCTAAAGCGGCTTCTAGTGTAGCTTTGCGAATATCTGTAATTTCCAACCCGTTATTGTTTAGCCATTCTAATAACTGCACTTGACTGTTAGGATTCTGAAGTCCTGTAAGCTTTCGTGATTGGTCGATAAAGGCATCTGCATGACTGTCGTAGAAGCCTACGATTGATTTAACTAGTTCTAGATCGATACCTACACCGTAGTCAGCCATGCGTTGATCTAACGTATAGAGCCATCTTTCTACAACTGGAATTTCATAGTTTTCTAAGAAGTGGCTAATCGCTCGTTCTGTCTCGACGTCTTGAGCGTTGTACTTCTTAAAGAGTTCCCACTTTTCCATGTCATGGTAAGGATAGTTACGTGTTCGTTCTTGATTAGATCGAGTAGGCTTGCAAGGCTTAGAGAAGTAGTTGATTAACATCTTTCCGGCCGTGTCTTTCTGTTCGTCTAAGTTTAGAACTTTAGCTACTTCCCCAAGTTTGCCAGGAAGACCGAGATAAGCTGCATGTGCCATCGTACACTTCCATTGACCTGGTTCTAGTGTGATGCCTAGATGCTTTCCCAAGCACACTCTCTCAAATTGAGCGTTATAGGCTTTTTTAAGCACTTTTGCGTCGGATAAGGCATTTATCAGGCTCTCATCTAAATCCTCGCCACACGCTAAATCTATGACCCTGACAGGCTCTTCATCGAATGCATACGCAAAGAGTAAGATTTCAAAGTTAGGAGTGTCCGTATATCGGTACACTCCTAACTTAATGTCAACGTCTGAGTATGTTTCGATGTCGATTGATAGGGTTCTCATGACTAATCAAAGTCATCGTCGAGATCATCAAATTCAGATGTGTCAACATCAGCGAAAGCTTCGTCTGCTGAGATTCTAGTAGCCATTGGTTCACCATCGCGTATTTTCATAAAGCCCGATAAGCCGCAGGCGATGCCTCGATTACCGTTTGAATCAAATGCATAGAAATTGATTACCGCTAAGCCATAGCATCCTGAATAAACTTCACTTTGTCGTGCTACCGGAATAGGTCTCTTGTCACGGTCGACGATAAATGGTGGATACTTTGTAGTACAGTTCGCATTTACGAACATTGAATTTTGGTAAGCAGCATCATCTCTTTCATCATCACCGTCACGTAGTGGGTGCTTTAGATTCTTAGGACGTTTGCCTCCCCACTTAGAGCTGACACCTGTTTCGATTGCTGCCTCAATTGCATTTTCAATCATCTTGAGTGTTTTCTTATCGCTCTTAGGGATGATAAATGACGCGCTGTACTTCTTATCGTCGCCATCATTGACAGATGCTGGCTCCCATAAGTGCTCGTATGATAGTCTTACTAATCCTGTTCTTACTGTTGTGTTGTTTGACATGTTTTTTTTCCTCCTATAGCCCTTCTGGGACTTCAATACTGTCAATTAGTGTTTGCTGTGGTTTGAATTCTGGTCGCTTATCATTTTCAGGTGCGAGTGTTGGCGCACCTTCAGGCTTATAGATGTAATCACCTAGAACTTCGCCGAACTTCTTTTTTCCGAGGTTCTTTTCCATTGTGCTAATTCCATAGAGTTTCTTTTCGAAGATGAGAGCATCTTCATAACCTGCTTCGTGCAGTGCATTGATAACATCAACGTCATTTGTGTACTTCCGTAGGCTTCTTCCTTCTACTAACTTCCATCCTGGAATGTATTCACCTGATAGAACCTGATTGATAGAGTGTTCCTTGATAGCCTTAATCCAGTGTTCAATCGTTGGTATTTTTTCAAGAATAGAACCGAGTTCTACCGTGTTGACCAACTGTGGATCAAGCACATCTTTATTGATGATTTCTAAGCTGTAATCAGTTAAGGCTTTACAACATCCAGAAGCCTTACAGAATTTGCAGTGCTCTCCTGGATGAAACTCACCATCGCCTTTATACGCTTCCTGTGCGATCGGCTTTAAATCGTCTCCCCATTTGAGAAGTTCTTCCTTGGCCAAGACTTCTTCACTGCTGTGATTGAGTCGTGGCTGTTCGATGTGCATTGCTACGCTCTTGAAGTCATACAGATCGTCGAATGCGTTGATCGCACCTAGTCCGTACAGCCGTAGCTGTGGATTGTTTTCTGCATCAACTCGAACACCTTTCCCGAACTTTAAATCAATGATGTGCAGCGTGTCGTCTTCCAATAGGATTACGTCACCTGTTCCAAAACCATCTGGAACGTAGTTGCTGAAATCTAGACGTGTTTCTAGGAACATCACGGTACTCTCTGAGCGTTTCTTACACTCTGCATAGAGTTCTTTTATGCGTTCAATGTAAGGGAGTACTTCGTCATAGATTCTTAGGTCATCATCCTTATATTTCACTTTCTTTTTCTTACCTTCGAGAAACAAGCGGAGCTGCTCTTCAGATATCTCGTGAGCTCGTGTTCCTTCAAGTGAGTAGACTGTATTTGTTGATGGAAATTTTTCTTCTAGGCGTGCGCTAGGTGTACAGGACATCCAGCGCTTAGCACCTGAAGCACTGAGGACCGCATGTCCTCTACTTGCGTGCTTAATCTCTGTCATAGTGCAGCCATTTCATCCCTGAGGGCTACCAATCTATCATTGGCCACTTCACTTAACTTTCCACCAAATGATTTGAGTACGGCTTTAACATCTTTGCCTGCTACTTTTTTGGATGATGCCAGAGTTCTGATCTCAGCACGCAATTTTTCAAAATCAACTGCTTCCGTCTTAGTCTCTGTAGGTTTTTCTTCGGACACCTCTGCCTTTTTGGTTGTTTTCTTAGACTCAGCTTCCGCAAACTCTTGGAAGTTATCTTCCCTTAAAAGATGATTTGCTAGTAGTTTGTCTAACGATGATGTTAGTTTGTTTAGTGCATCGTACGCGTGCTCGCTTAGATCGATTGTTATTCTTAGTTCACTCATTTTTTCTTTCCTCCT